GATTATTTTATGTATATTTACCTAAATCAAAGTTATGAAAATAACACTAATCTCAGATACTCACACTAAGCATAAACAGTGTCAACTTGATCTTCCAGGTGGGGACATTTTGATCCATGCCGGTGACATATCTTCTATGGGATACGAGCACGAGATCAGGGAGTTTTGTGCTTGGTACAGCAAACTGACTACGTACGATCATAAGGTATTCATCGCGGGTAATCACGATTGGGGCTTTCAAGATAACGTAGAAAAGACAAAAGAAATACTCGATTTTTACAACGACGTACACTACCTTCAAGATGATTTAATGTGCATAGGTAGAAACGAGGATGCCTTTGATTATGATAAGATGATTAAGATTTGGGGGTCCCCGTGGCAGCCTGAGTTCCATAACTGGGCGTTTAATTTACCAAGACAGGGTGAACAACTCAAGCACAAATGGTCTTTAATCCCAGAAAACACGGACATCCTTGTGACCCACGGACCCGCTTGGGGTATATTAGATACCACCGAGTGGAACAGAGGACTACACCTTGGTTGTGAACTACTTACCGAAAGGATATCCCAGGTTAAACCGAAGATACACGTTTGCGGACACATACATTCAGGGCACGGTTACTACTTTGACGGTACAACGCACTTTTTTAACGCCTCGATCTTAGGAGAAAGGTATACGTATCAACACAGACCCATAACGTTTGATTGGGATAAAGAAACCAACGAAATAAAATTTACATAACATGAAAAAGTTACTACTCGTATTGACGCTATTCTTATCGTTTAGCGCAGGCGCACAGGTGTTTGTACCAAGCGCATTTACACCAAACCGTGACGGACTCAACGATTCGTTCAAACTCTTTAACGCCAAAACCGAAAAGGTGCTAGAGACATCGATATTCAACAGGTTCGGAGATCTGATATATCACACGCAAAACAACGCTGCTTGGGACGGTACTTTCAACGGTGTGCAACAAGACAACGGCGTGTACTTTTATCAGATAACGTACCTAAACGACTCTCTGGTGACCATCAGGGGCACCGTGACACTTTTACGATGATATTTATTAACTTAAAAACGTTTTAACAATGAAGAAAATTATACTGATTATGTCGATGATGATATTCGGTGGTCTGTTTATGTGCTATACAAACATAAATCCGCTATCGAATAAAGAGTGTACCAAGGAAAACGTATACGCTGCGCTGAAAGAATTAAAGGTTACGTATCCGGACGTTGTGTTTGCCCAGATCATGTTAGAATCTGGCAACCTAAAGAGTCGATTATCAAGGACTCATAACAACTTTTTGGGTATGAAGATGCCTAAGAAGAGGGCGACCACCGCAATAACTTCCAAAGGAGGCTACGCCGTATACCGTGATTGGTATTCATGCTTAGAGGATTATTTCCTGTATCAAAAGAGTATATTGGACAAAAAAGATATGACTAAAAAGCAGTACATATCGTTCATAGGAAAGAAATACTCGCAGTGTTCGACTTACAAGCAGAGGGTACTCAGGGTGATAAAAGAAAACCGTAACGTTATCCAAAGTCAAGATTCTCTGTATGTTTGTTCTACTCAATAGATAGATTATTAATGTTCAAAAATAACGTTTAATTTTATAAAAACACAGTTATGACACAAAAACAGGCAGCGGATAGGCTCGTGGAGTCTACGATAGAAAAGATGATATTTGAAAGGACTACTTTTTCCGATGAAGACATTCTTACCGAGTGCGTTAAAATGGTAGCGGAATCACTTTCTAGAACCCAATTCATAACCCACATTCCACATGAAAGTCAATAGCATACAGGAGATACTCGACAGGTACTCGTCTTCTGGTAAGAAAAGAATCGTGTTAGTGGGTAAGGCGGCCAGCGGTAAAGACTACGCCAGAAAGGCGCTAGAAACGCTAGGGTACCAATACCAGATATCCTACACCACACGACCGGCAAGGTCTAACGAAAAACAGGCCGAAGATTACTTTTTTACGAGCGAAGAGACCTTTAAGATGCTGATACGAAACAACTTCTTTTACGAGTTTGTCATATTCAACGGCTGGTATTACGGTACTTCCAATGCCCAGATGAATAGAAGGGACTGCGTATTCATAATGACTCCTAAAGGCCTGGCGCACATGGGAAAACAGGACCGGGACGATTCCTTGGTCGTTTACTTTGACATCTCAGAGGACGTAAGAAAACAGAGAATATCGCAGAGAAGCGACGCGGATACGGTTGAAAGAAGACTCGCCGCGGATAAGGTAGATTTTGAAGGATTTAACAACTACGATTTAACCATCGATAACCCAAATTTCGAATAACATGACAAAATACCATCCAGGAGACACGCTGATGTTCTCAACACACAAAGGAACCGTAAAGATCGGTAAATACATAGCTAAAAACGATCGCCTTGTAGGAGAAGAGTACGAAGACATCTTCATCATCGAAACAGAAGAGCCAAAGGTGTATCACGTAAACGAGGAGCACGTCATTCAAATAATAAAAAAAGACTAACATGTTAACCGTACACAAGCTATTGGTTAGACAAGGGGACGCACTGTATGAGGTTTTAGACATGTTTAACACAGAAAGCTTCTATAACGAAGAAAAACTGCTTAAACAGACGGCTCTCGATTTCTTTAAAGAGCACCTGAAAGCGGATATCGTGTTAAAAAACGGACCTAAGATGTACTTTTGCAAAAAAATTGACGAATTGGAGTTCGAAATGGTAAATACCGATGTTACCGTGACCGCTCAAGATTAATTTTTGTATATTTATAATCATAAAAACATAAATAATGTCAGATAATTTTGATTTACAAGGCTGGATGCGTGATAATAAACAAGGCGCATACGGTCATAAGATATTCCAAAAGAAAGGTAAAAAATCCCTAAAGGAAGCGGCCATCGCTGGTGGCATGGTTACTTTTGGTGGAGTTAATTCTCTAAAAGAAGATTACGAAGATGAGATGGACGAGATTAAACAAGGCATGTCTATCGCTCAAAAGTGGGAAAAGATTCCTGTAGAACGTAAAGAAGAGATGCTTGATTCTTTAGACGATGACGGCGAAGGTCTAGCGGACTACGCTTACATGGGATGGGCGATGGTGCCAGAACCGATACAAAACGCTATTTCCCTGTACGTTAGCAAAGAACCTGTACAAGCAGACGACGAAGACGAAGACGAGAAAATCGCGGCCATGGCGGCTAAAAACGCTAAAAAAGGCGCGAAGATGGTAAAAGGATTAAATCCAGATAAAGATATCTATGATATTTTACACGGGGACGATGAAGATAATTGGTAAAACGGTAAAAACAAACTAACACACAATATGTCAATTAAGCTAAAAGATATGCTTGCCGAAGAGATCAAAGAAGGCATGTCTCCACAAAAATACGATAGGATGGAAAGCGTAGTAAATCTTGAAAAACTAAAGATTTTCAAAAAGGTTTTCCCAAGTCTGGTTAAGGGATGGAGAGAAGACGGATTCAGTCAGAAAGACATCGTTGATTACGTTAGTGGCATCGGCGGATTTTCTCTTGAACATCCTTTTTACGTAGGAAAATAGTATTTTATACATAAACCCCATAAAAATGACAGTTATAGTATTGGTAGTTACACACTTTCTTGCAGTGTTAATCGGTATGGCGTTGGCCTACTCTATATTAAAAAAAGAAAGTCCTCTCGTAGAACAGGTGACTAAACTTGAAACAAAGATAGAAACCGGAGTAAAAGAGGCTACCGAGAAAGCAAAAGAGCTGGAGACGGAAGTCGTAAAGATGAGCGCCGTTGCAAAGACTAAAGTCGAAGAAAAAGAAAAGAGGTCCAAAAAAAGGGCGAACTCTGACAAGGCATAACACGATTATCACAGGTAGATTTTCACAATAGGAGTCACGTCAATGGCTCCTATGTTTTTTTAAAGGTTTTGAAATGAAAAGGTTACACACATCACCCCTAAACACAAGACAGGAGGAGTACAGGGACGAACCATGGAAGATGCTGATAGCATGCATGATGTTGAACTGTACGAGTCACAAACAGATGGACCAGGTAAGACACGGGTTCTTTGAAAGGTGGCCAAACGCACAGTCTCTATCGCAGGCAGACCCTGAAGAAATAGCACAGATGATAAAGCCGCTTGGTTTTTACAACAGAAGGGCGAAATCTTGGATAGAGTTTTCCAAACAGTGGACAGAGATAGAATCGCAGTACGAAGACGTCACAGAGGTGCCCTTAAAGGTTCTTTCAAAGCTACGTGGCATAGGAGAATACGCTCTAGATTCTTGGAAGATATTTCAGCTTTTCATATACGATTTCGAACCGTGTGACAAGGTACTCAAACCTTTTTGCGAGTGGGCAAGGCAACAGATATAAAAAAACATAATATTGAATTAGAGCTCTGTTGGGGCTCTTTTTTTATGTCCTGATGTATCTTATAATAGAGGAATTTAGAGCTAACCTTGCGCTCCTGAGGCATCTTTTCTGAAGAATTTACCCAATACGTTCTCGTTATAGCTGTCCACGTGTAACACTTTGAACTCGAACTGATAGAACGTCTCGTAGTAGGACAATTCCTTCTTTGTTTTGCACACCCGGATAATCTCTCGAGTAAAATTGTCTTTCCCTAAAGTCTTAAGGTCTTCTAAGAG